ATGTGTTTTGGAAAAGAACAGAGGACAAACACAAATTTAAAAACATGAATGTTAATGAGGCTCTTAAATCAATAGATGAAAGTCAAGACTTAGACGAAAGAGAAAAAGAAGATATAAAAACTAATATAAGAAAATATTACATTACTTTAAGCAAATAAATAGGGGCGCATTTAGCGCCCTTACTTTTTTATACCATTGAGTCTTGAGCTACGCTCTGCCCACAGTTGTACTATGATTAAGTGTTTTATAGCCTCCCTTGTTTCAGTAGTGTGATACAGATTGTCAGTTATATACTTGTCCAACGCTTCTATGCGTTCCTGTATCCCTTCTTTGAAATGATCATGTCTCCTAGATACAAAGTCTTTCGCTTCTTTTTCTAGGCTCATACTTGGCTACACCTCCTGTGGTATCTCTGTGCAGTAAGCAAATACATTAGAGTTAGGCGATGGTCTAGTGTCCATAAGATCATTACGGATAATTGAAGCATTTCTTTTACAATCTTCTAAAGTAGAATAAACTGTATTTACTGCTTGTACTTGTACATAACCACTTCCGATAGAAAGTATGAACACTAAGACATACATTATTCTGACTCTACAGGATCGTCAGTAACTACATCTCTAATAACGTCTACAGTTTGTTCGTAAACGATAATGCCTGTTTCATATGTTGCTTTAGCTACAGGTTTAGCTACATTTTCATAGCTTCCATAAATAGTTAAAGCGTATACCACTGGCACTAATAAATTAAATAACAACATAATTAACTCCTTTGATTGTTGTAAAAATCATAACACAGTAATTATACTATGTCTACTATTTCTGCTTCTTGATATGGGATATGATAAAATGTTTCACCTTTTGGTATCCTGTAAGTAGGACCAGTAGCTTCTTTGATAATAGCATCTACCATTTGTGTACCCTTTATCTTCCAAGCTTGATTGTAATGTTTGTTAAAAACATAAAAGTATAAGTTCTCCAACTGGTCTTTGTATTTCTCTATAAGTCTCCTCTTTCTCCCTGGTATTCGTATCTCTGACCAATACGTAGGCCACTCCTCTTTCCACTGTGCTTTTCTTTCAGCTTCGTGAAAGTAAGTAACACCATCTTTTTCTGATACAACATCAGCATAGTAATCTTCTTTCTTGCTGACAATTGTGTGTCCTTCTGATTGTAAATACTTAATCAAAGCTTCCTTAGATGGTCCGTCTACTTTATCGTAGACTTCTTTTTGGAATGGCCTAGTATATACTTCCATGAATTATGCCCCTATATCCACCACTTCACATACGCCACCAGTGCAAGCCATAGACTGCGTAGCAACTGTATTATCCTCTTGTTCATACTCACTAAGCTTGGACCAGTCAATAGACTTTGGCATTATAGCAGAAAGCTTTTTGTAATCATCCTTCGTACAATCTTGATAAGGTGCTTGCTGATAGGTGTGATCAGAGTGTGGCAGAAAAGACACACCACTCATTTCATCAAAATGTTTATAAACAAATGCACCTACTTCCATCCACTCATCAGAACGAACTGTCACTGTTACAGAAGGTTTATGCTCACACCAGTGTCTTTGATAGGTTAGCCATGTCTCCAACTGTTCAATGGCTGACATATCGTTACGAGTTACAGCTTTATTGGGTGACTTCTGTGGGAAGCTAAACACTGTAGTGGTATCAGGCTTCATCACACAAGGTGAGTTAGGTATGCCTTGGTCTTTCATCATTTGTGTAAGTGGGTCTTTATTGTCACCACGCACAGTTCTAATGTAATGTAATGCATGACGTGCATGTATACCTGATGCTGAGTCAACTAATTGTGATACTGTTCCGCTTGGCTTGACACAGGTAATTGCTGCACTTGGTGCAATGCCAAGGCGGTTAGCACAATCACTATTAGTACGAACAGCAGTTTGTCGTAAATGTTCAAGAGTCTTCTCCAATCCTTTGTTTGCTGATGTCATAAGAGGGTTGTCCATTATTCCTGTGAGTGACACACCCAACAGACGCTCCTCTTCTGTGTTGGTTGTCCACACCTTACGCAAGTATGGAAACTTGGTGTATGTGGATTGAATTGTACCAAGAATAGTAGCGAGTTCCACTTTTCTTTCAAGGTCATCCACAGTATCTGTAGCCCTAACCACCACTTCAGTAAGATTACAAAACTGATTTGGTCGTAATATAATTTCACTACATGGGTTAGTTCCAAACTCATGGTTAGGATCACGTCTTCCATACTTCTCAGCTTGTTTCTTGGACGCTTCACGATTAAATATACCCCTCTCCCCTGACTTGCTTTCTACTAAAGCTAACCACTCACGCATAAACGTTTCTGAATCTGGCTTCTCTGTATATGAAACACTGTTATTAGCTAACGCTCTATGGGCAGCTTCGTTCCACCACTGCCCTGACTTAGCGTGACGCATTCTATCATCACTGAGGTTAGACAAACTAATCATAGCACTACGTCTAACACCACCAACAACAACTATCTGACCAATGAAACACATTAGGTCATGGCACTCTAAGCTAGAAAGCTTACGCCCTTGAGCATCCTTGAATGTCTTTACTGCAAAGTTGAATAGCTCTACAAGAGGCGCAGGTCCACTAGCTCTACCACCAAATGTTTTTAGCCTTGCACCTGCAGGGCGTACTCTGCTAACATCCCACTGAGGAATCTCTCCTGCCCACAAGAGTGCCAATACTTGTCTGAACGCTTTAGCCCACCCCTCCTTGCTGTCCTTTACCACAACGGTAGTATCACTCTCGAAGAGTTCAGGAACTTCGGGAAGCTTGCTAATGAATTGTCTCTCGACACTGAATCCGACACCAGTGCCACAGAGGAGGATGTACATAGCTTCATCAAAGGACTTTGGGTCATCTACGGTTAAGTAGCTACAGTTATATCCTGCAGTGTTGTCTCTCTCAAGTGCTGCTCCTGCTGTCATCATAGCTCTCATGCTAGGCATAATTTCTAAGTTAAGTATGGCAAACATTAATTCATCTTTAGTATCTGCATCTACTTTATTACCTACAACATTTTCCATATAACGATCTACAGTTTCAGACCAAGACTCTCTGCCTTTACCATCAATGTATTTAGCATACCGTGATTTGTGTATAAAACTTTGGTAGTCGGTTGGTAAGTAGTTATTCATGTTTCTTCACCTCTATCTTTCTAATTACTGCACCATCAATATCATAAATAATATCTTGGAATAACTCAGTAACTGCCTCCTCGTGCATCTCTGCCACTATTGGTAGTATACGTTCTTCCTCGTCTATTTCTATTGTTAGTTTAATGTTGAACTTCATCTCTTATCGCCACTGCCCTTTATGGTTCCTCTCTCCATACGACTGTGAAGTTTATCTAAGTTACACCTGGCTATATATCCCATGTCAAAGTTTAGGTCACGACATAAAGCTGCAATGTACCACAGGCAGTCACCCACCTCTGCAGCTACATCTTCTCTGTTAAACTTTCCATCCCTTAACATCTTCTTTACTTTGTTGGCTACTTCACCTGCTTCACCTGCGAGTCCTAACGCAGGGTAAACTATCTTGTGTTCATCAGGATATATGGCAGTCTTACGTGCCTCTATCTGATAATCACCGAATGTCATTTCATACATATCTTTCCAAGCATTTATGTCATCTGCTGTTATCATTTGTGCATCTCCATCCAACGCTTTTCTAGTCTGTCAAGATACCATTTTGCTTTTCTTATATCTTCTAATCCATTCTTATACTCATGCCGCCACAAATACTTTAACACATTAGCAGCGTGTGGCGCTGTAGCTCCTGACATATTCTCTGTCATTGCTTCTATAGCTTCGATGCATTCTATACCACTGTGATTGTAGTGTACTGGATTGTTTACTTGATCGTGATTTAAAGTTGTATCACCAGTTAATGTTATTGTATCTATCATGCGTTTCCCTTTGTCTTTGTCCACTTGTTAAGTGTATATACATTTCCTTCTTTTGTTACAACAGGATTTTCATCCTCTTCATCCATAGCTATTAGATAATCTCTGTGTTCTTTTACTTGAGCATATAGATATGGTTGTTCGTGAGCCAAGTCTAAAAAAGCTGACATCATAGTAGCTACATCAACAATACCATTAATTATAGGCTCA